GGAGAGATAATAACGCCCAGGATGTGGCAAACAATTTACGAGACGGTTGAAAACAGATACTTGCTCAAATGAATGTAGCGAGAGGGTGAAATCATATAAGCTCGTGGAGCGGGATCTTGCGATCCGTAGCTTGCGCCGTTCGGGGATGGCACGTAGTGATGTAGCTCTAAAATACTGCTTGTCATACCAGAGAGTGACGGATATATGTAGCAAGCGGACACGCCAGGGAAGGCTGTGTTCTGCATTGGAAACTATAGGGAGAAATAAAAACAGGACTTGGCGATCTCAACAAGCGCAATTAGATTACACATTAGCCTTGAGAGAGATCCGCAGAATGGGCTTTGCTTATCTTTTCCGCGGACATAACGGCGGTGTCAAGTAAGCACTCCGCGAAAGTTGTTGACTTTTACCGCCCTGCGTGTTATAATATAGTGTATTAAAACCGATAACAATAGACGGAAGGAGGCACAGATGCTTGACGGAAAAGCTGTAAGACGATTACGGCGCGGGAAGAAGATCACGCAGTTGCAGTTGTCCAAACTCACAGAGTTGACAGTCCAGAGTATATCGCACATCGAGAACGGACACCGCCGCAATATCTTTACTGATAACCTTGACGAATTGGCAAAAGCCCTGGATGTGGAACCGGCGGAACTTCTGAAATGAGGACGGAATGGCGGGATTCACACTAATAGATGTCGAGAATGGCATGTTTGACCTATCGCTTCACACCATACTGACGCCGCCATGTTTTACGTTCTTCTGGGGCATTATCCAGACGTGTAACAGATTCAAGCCGCGCTTCAAGAATCCATTTACATTGACCATCGCTCAGGCTCAAGCCGCAGGCGGTGGTGTATCCCGACAGGCAATATGGGATAAACAGCAACGACTGAATAAAGTCAAGATAGACGGGCGTAGCTTGATACATATAACGGCAGGCAGTAGAAAAGACAATAAAGCGGCAAAATACCAAATAAACTATAATTTGATAGTCGGGGAAAGCGTTGCTAATAGAGAGTTTACAGAGCAACCGTCAAATATTATTGACGAACAACGGACAAACCACGGACGAACAACGGACGATCCCTTGACCATTCTTAGATCAGAAGAGAAGAGAAAAGAGAAGGAAGAAGCCCCAAAAACGCTTTCGCCAAAAAAAGGCATCCCTGGTGATACCAATATCAAGTTGGCGCTAAAAAACAAGTGGGGCATATACCAGATCAGCGATGTGGACGTGAATAAACTTCTGACCGCTTTATGGAGTTTCAGGGGGATGCCTGACGCCCGGCCGCCTGTCCCACCAGAATATGCGCCAATAGAGTTCTGGTTTGCTGTGATAAACAGAATGAACGGAGCGCCGCAGAACGGCCTTAACAGTGTTATCGAGTACGGGCGGACGATGTGGAAGGACTGGGCCAAAGAAAACAAGATCAGTTTATTTTAGGAGATGGTCATGATATATCAAGAATACAGTTACGTTGAGCTAGTGATGGATAAATTAACCAATCGCAATACTGTCGTAGGACTGTCGGAAGTATCAGGGCTTGTGGCGAACAGTTCCGGGCGGGATTGCTATCGGTCATACTACAGACACCCGGTAGAATTCAGCCAGTATGTGCGGAAGAATCACACGGTATCCGGGTGGAGTGGTCCCTGCTATTCTGACTATCTATGGCTGGATATTGACCGCCCAGACTTGAACGACGCGCTTGAGACAGCGCGATACATGGCGAACAGGTTGGAGCAACTTTACGAAGTGTCCCGGAATACGCTCAGGATCTACTTCTCTGGGGCTAAGGGGTTTCATATCGGTATCAACACGCGGTATTTCGGACTGGGTCCATCAGAGAAGTTCCCGGCGCAGTTTAAGGCTATAGCGCGGTCATTGGCGGACGATATAGAGATCGACCTGGCCATATATGACAAGCTGAGGATCTTCCGGCTGAATAATACTATCAACACGAAATCCGGGCTGTATAAAGTACCTCTGGACTATACGCAACTTGAAGGTTGGAGTATTGAAGTAATAAGAGACTGGGCAAGCGAAGCGCGTGATGATGCTGGTGTTGAATACGCGATAGACGAAGGCGCGCTATCATACCTGGTGGAAGAGGTAGAAGAGTCCGCGCCGTCTATGCCAGTGGGTGACATACCGCGCATACGGAAGAAGAGCTTACACGGAACGAAGATATGTTTATGGCGCATGATGCAGGGCGTTGGCGAAGGAATGAGAGATGAATCGGCGCTCCGCCTGGCGTCTGACTTCCAGAAAAAGGGGATGCCGGTAAGCGTTACTGTATCGCTCATGAAGGCGTGGAATGAACACAACGTCCCGCCACTGACAACTGAGGTTGTACTCGAAAAGGTTGCCAGCGCATACGGGCGGAAGCAATACGACTTTGGATGCAATGACCATATACTCCAGAGCTTTTGTCATGAGGACTGTCATTTGTTCAAGATGAAAGATGTAGCGGAAGAACCGATCAAAGTGTATACGATGGAAGAATTGGAGCCGATCTACAAAGAGTATGTAAAGAACTCCGCCAAGACAAAGATTCAATTCCCATGTATGCCGAGAATCAACGGCGTGATGCGCGGCTTGCGTCCAAAAGAGGTAGCCATAATCATGGCGCGTCCAGGGGTGGGAAAATCGCTTGTGGCTCAGACCATACTCCAGGATGTGGCCATGAAACAGAAGATTCCCAGTGTGTTCTTTTCAATAGAGATGCCAGCGGAGCAGGTATTCGAGAGAGCCGCCAGTATGGAGACTAAGTGGAGTCCAACCGATATTGAGGATATGTATTGGAAAGACGATCACGAGCGTATCACTGAGACAATGCCGTTATTCCGTGATGTCTATATCGTGGACAAAGGCAACCTGTCTCTGGGAGACATTCAGAAAACGGTGGAAGGCATAGGCGAAGTAGGCTTGGTGGTGATCGACTATATGAGCCTGGTACGTTCTCCAGGAAATACGATTTATGAGCGCATGTCCTACGTTGCCAGACAGTTGAAGCCACTGGCGAAGGAAACAGGCGCAGCCGTATTGATGATCTCCCAGGTGTCCCGGCTTGGTGGTGATGGAACGGAGCCGATCACGCTGGCAATGGGCCGCGACACAGGAGCTATCGAAGAGGGTGGCGATTTCATAATGGGGATGTGGTGTGACGATATGGACAAAGAGATCCGGGTGATTCAACTGTTAAAAGGCCGGCGTGGTGGCGCAGGTATGAAAGACAAGATGGGCTTGCTTGGCATGTCAGTCAAGTTTGTCTCTGCGACAGGGGAGGATGACGATGCCAGTGATACAGACAAAATATAAAGGCGTTTATTTTAGAAGCAGGCTAGAAGCGCGCTGGGCTGTATTCTTTGATACGTTAGGAATTCCGTGGGAATACGAAAAAGAGGGCTATGAGTTCACCGATGGCAATAGATACCTTCCTGATTTCTGGTTGCCCGATCAGAAGATTTGGGTTGAAATAAAAGGTGGAAAGCCATCAGAAGAGGAAACTAGGAAAATGGAACTGTTAGTTACAGAGACAGGGCATGACGCATGTTTATTTCACGGCAACATACCTGATGAAGAAACGCAGATAGATTATATGTATTTTAGAGACGAGTGGATAGGATATGATGAAGGCTATGAGATGGGTCAATGTCCTAGTTGCGGCAGATTCGGCATTGTCTTTGGTGGGTGGGCGCATAGATTATCTTGTAGTTGCTATGATGATGATAACAGGTGCAAGGCATATGATATGTCGAATATATATCGAGCTTATGATTCCGCTAGGTCTGCGCGATTTGAGCATGGAGAAAAGGGGGCTGTGATTTATGGGTGAACAGGAACGACCGAGAGAGTTGCGACCGCTATTCAAGTTGATGCTAGAAGAAGGGGCGCTAACTCAAGAGATGTACGATGCGCTGATAGCGGTGTTGGAAAGATTCGAGAGGCAACTATAGCTGACGGCGTGAAGGCGGAGAATGAGGCGGACCCGCCGTTTTAGATGGAGGTTAAGCATGAAGCTGCTGGAATTGCTACATATTTTATTGCAATGTGACGGTAAGGCGCCATATCCGGTGAGAAACTCATCGGATATTCACAACGGATTATGGCGCTTGGACCAAATTGGGCTTATTCAGCATATTGACGTGGCCGGGCTGAGGACTGTGTCGCTCACAACAGAGGGGCGGGAGAAGGCTGTAAAGGGTATACAGGCGGACACAGAGGGTGTCAATGCTATGATGGAAGCTGTCATGGAGGCGTTGCGCGACTAGCCGCTGCGTGGCGGAGGAGGTGTGAGGTGTCTGATACTACGCATGAATGCGAACAACATGAGCGGCGGAAGTTGTATTCCATACACGCGAATACAACTATTCGCGAGATAGACAGAAGAGATGGCGGCGGCTGGCGTTTAGAGTTAAGGGAACGGGCTGGCGATTTTGATAGCCTGGATATAGGTGTCAGATATTGCCCGTTTTGTGGTGAGGAATTGAGGAGGTGAGGTGGTGAACCTGAAAGAGGTACGAAAGAAAGTTGGGATAACTCAAGTTGAGTTGGCGCGGCGGGTTGGGTGCGGCAGGGCGTATTTGTGCAATATCGAGAAGGAATATCCAGAGGATAAGCGGCCGAGAAAAGCGATAAACGCAGCCAGAGCATGGTTGGAAAATGATTCAGTGGAAACCCGTAAGGCCGCGGCCTATGCCGCTGCCGCTGCCTCTGCCTCTGCCGCTGCCGCTGCCGATGCCGCTATGTTGGTTTCGATTCTGGAATATGGTTTGAAGCTGTTGGCGAGTGATAGGGATTGCGACGGATAGTTCATTATCAAGAGAACTTGAAAGGGGAGTGAGGAAGTGGAAGAGACAGAGGTAGTAAATATACGGGATCATAAGAACTGGAAGGCAGAAGGCGGGGTGTATATCGGGCGTGGGTTTCGCGGGCAGAGAGGATCGACTTTTGCTAATCCATTCAAGATAGGTGCTGATGGCGATAGGGACACGGTAATTGAAAAATACAAAAAGTGGATTTCCGCTCGCTTAAAACATCATAGTGGTGTTGCGGAAGAGTTTGAAGGGCTACGCGGTAAGATGCTTGTCTGTTGGTGTGCCCCTGAGCCGTGTCATGGTGATGTTTTGGTGGAATTGCTGGAAAGGCTGAAAGCGGAATGAACTTGAGAGAGATGAGGAAAGAGGCGGGGCTGACGCAGAAGGAACTTGCAAGCCGGCTCGGTATGTCAGTTGAGTATATCCGCCAAGTCGAGAAAGGACAGCGGCGGCCAGGCCAGGCTACAAGATGGAGAATCCGCGAAGCGTTACATGCGCGGGGCTTCTCTTATTCGCCCCCAGAGATCCCGTTCGACAACGCAAAGCAGGCAGCAGACCTCAAAGCCATGTGGCTTGAGCGGGGATACGGGACGGAATGAAAGGAGCGGAAGAAGATGTTCGAGTTGATTTGGGAAACTGTAGATGGCAGAAAGCAACACTATTGGAACCTTTCTGGTGGGGTGGTCCAGGATACGATACTGATGGATGTTCAGCGATGCCCTGAGCTGCTTCCTGAGAGCATCAAGATTGTAGAGCAGCCCATAGCCCCTGACGATTCTGTTTTCAAAGGTGTGGAATGGAAGCCACTTAAAGACTGGCGGGCGTCGGTTACTGGCGGGCGAGAAGTGGTGTCCAGTGATGAGGCTCTCTTGATGCTGATGGGCGTCCCTGAATGGTCTGTTGACGCTGAGTTGATAATCGCGAACTGGAGGTCATGATGAGCAAAACAAGAGGAATCCTTTACAAGATGGCGAGGATCCTGGGCGACGTCGAGGCTGTAGGCTCAGGCCGTCCTAAGAAGATGGCGAATAGAGTGAAGAATAAATACATAGGCAAGCGGCTTAAAAACATCTGGAAATGGCCGCTGTGAGGAGGTAATCGTGAGGAAAACAATCAAAGAGAAGGTCCTGGACGCGTGGACGAAGGATCTGGAGGTTACTTGTGAGTTGGCCGATGAGAATCCCTTGACGGGGTTCATTACTCAATGGAATTCAACGAAAGTTTATATCAACGGGAAGATGTATTTTTACAGGGAAATCACCGACATTCGCTCCGTGGGGGAGGTGGAAGAGGAAGAGAAGTCTGTCAATAATAAATGGCATGTGGGGTCGAAATATCATGATGGCCAATTGGTGTATTTGTGGATACTTGATGATCAATACGAGACAGTCATGCCAGAGACGGGTTCTCCATTAGCTTTGGAGATATTGAATATGGGCACAATAGAAGACGCACAGAAAATAGTTGATGCGCATAACGCGGATCTAACTACTCACGACATGGCTTCTGTGGAGGCGGCGGACGACGGATCTATATTGGGAGATTTTCAGAAAGAGCGCACGAAAGCAGTGGCGGAGATGTTTGATAATCCAGATCCAGAAACGAGTATATACCCCACTACCGCGCTATATAGAAGAGGGTAGCTTGCTCGCTAATGAAAATGATAGTCGCAGGGGTGGGGTCGGAGGTAAGGGCCGTTTTTGAGGAAATGGACTAGATAACTCGCAATGAAGGCTACACTTAACGTATGTGAGGTGATCCGGATGGGCTTATTGAAACCGATAGAAAACGGACGTATGTATCCTGGCTGGTGGCGCTGGAATCCCATCGGCGGTTGCTTGCATTCGTGTACTTATTGCAGTATCAAGCGGATAGAGGCGCGGTCTACTCAAGATATGACCACGCCGGTTTTCAGGAATGGCGAGAACGGTACGAAGAATTATCTGAAGGATAACCTGGGGTCTGGGCGCAAGATATTCGTGTGCAGTTCTGGCGATATGTGGGGCGAATGGGTGGAGTCTGAATGGATCAAAGCCGTACTTGATCATTGCCAGAAGTATCCAGATAATGAATATATGTTCTTGACTAAAGATCCTGTTCGTTATCGGTCGTGGGGGACTGTCTTGCAGTATCTAAATTGTATTATCGGGACGACAGTAGAGACCGATAAAGCGATGGTGACGGCGTCAGTATCTGATGTCCCTGTGTCTGGGTTAGATAGGCTCTATTGGTTAGGTGCGGTCAAGCAAGGTATTAAAACAATGATTAGCATCGAGCCTGTTATGAAATTTAGCCATATATTTGCGGATAACATAAAAGACACATCACCCTACATCGTATACATCGGCGTGGACAGCGGCAAGAACGGACTCCCAGAGCCTTCGCCAGACGAGCTACAAGGGCTTATAGACGAGTTGCGAACGTTTACTGACGTAAGGCTCAAGTCTGGAATCGAGCGGATTCTGGAAAAGCCCGGACGCTCTCCAGCGGTCAAAGGTGAAGAGATCGAGATCATCTAGGATCCGCAGAAGCCGGAGATCAAAACTTGTTATCCTGAATGAGAGGTGACTTATGACTCAAGAAGAAATCAAGAAGTGGATAAAACATGCGTATGAATTGGGGTACTCTGTGAGGGTGGTATTTAAGGGCTGTACCAGGGAAGGAACGGTCATTGAGGTTAATGCGGCAAACTTCATTATGAGCGTCAACCACGGCGCCTGGCATCATTACGCTGCTGTTGTCTCAGTCGAGCCGCTGGAGCCGGCCGACGAACCGGAGCAGCATGAGTCGGGGATTCTGGAAGAGGACTGGCGGTATGACGATGGGTCGGGCAGTTATGTTGGGAAGGGGATCTATCGCGTTGATGACGCCTATGTTGTCTGCCCTGATAACTGGGAGCGAGAGTTCGCCGCGTCACCTGATGCGTATAGGGCGTTGAAGATGGTGAGAGATCAAGCGCTGCTTACTAAATATGTCATTGTGGGGAGCAGGATAACCGCCAACTTCGATGAACACCAATGGGATGCTGTTGTAGCCGCGCTCAAGAAAGCGGGGATTGAATGATGAAAGAGTTGATCGGTGATATAGGGATACTGGCTGGCGTCTTGATTATAGGCTTCGCATGGCTCAAATACAAGGCGGAGAAAAGGAAGCGGCGGCAGATTTATCAGCACACGAAAAAGGCTTTGACACGAACAGAAGATTGACGCGGCTTGTCATTATTCTCTTGACTCATTGGCTCTAGTATGATAATATTGAGATAGAATTGGTTTTTCCATGTAAAATAATCGTCGGCTCCTGGCTTCTATCTCCCATAGCCGCACAATTTGTCAGGAGTCGGCCATTATACGACAATACCAAGAACCACGCGACGACGATATAAGCAACCGCAACGAAGCCAAAGAAACAAACGATAGCGAAGACTCAAAGACGGTTGCAGCAGATGTCGGGATCGATAAAGGACATGACGATCCTGATTAACAAGGGGCGCGGAAGATACCCTACCCATTCGACCGCGTCCTTACTTCCAAAGGCAATATGAGTGCAGACGTAGCGACAACGGGCGATAAATCGTTGGAAGTCGCAGAGCTAGATATTGAGCGACTCCCGTTGTCCGAGGTTTCACCCCATCCTGATAATCCCCGTCTTCACTCTCCAGAACAAATCAAAGCAATCGAACAAAGTCTCATCATGGATGGCTATATTGCGGGGTCTATGGGTATACAACGCTCAACACATAAATTATATAAGGGGCATGGCGTTTATGCGGCCCTCTTGCTTTTAGGCTGTATAGAAGCAGACTTCGTGGTCAAAGACCTGACAGACGCAGAAACGCTGGCGCTCTTGGCGCGTGATAATGCTCTCTCGGATATGTCTACCAATGACGGGGTGAAGCTCAAGGCGATCTCCGTGACCTTGCAAAAGATGGAAACGCCTATCGAGCGTATGGGATATACGCTGAAAGAGATAACAGCCATGCAGCCAGCGAAGCCTGTTACTGAAGACGACCCGCCAGAGGTTGACGAAGTCAAGCCAGTGACGCAGCATGGTGACCTGTGGAGTCTCGGAAAACATAGGGTGTTATGTGGGGACTCTACGAAGCGTGAGGACGTTGAGCGGGTTATGGGAGGGGAGAAGGCGGACATGGGTTTGACCTCACCGCCTTATGGTGTAGGCAAGGAATACGAAGCCGGGGTATCGTTTGTCCAGTATCTTGGAATGTTACGGAAAGTTGCAGACTGTTCGCTTGAAACAATTAAACCAGGGGGGTTTTTCTTTGTCAACTTTGATGAGATTGCGTCGCAATCTCATAGTAAGCCAATGACCAGCAGTAACAGGCAATGCCTATACCCAACCTCAAAAGATTATTGGCAGATATTTCATGAAGAGCGCGGAATGGATTTATACGCACAGCGAATATGGTATAAGCCGTTCAATCGGTTACAGCAGCCATTCTGGACATACAAGACCAGCATACCGCACCATCAAGAATGGGAGCATATATGGACATGGCGACTTCCTGGCGGAGAAGGGGACCAAGTTTATGATTGGGATATAAGCGTTCGGGCTGTGTGGGACACCAGAAACGAATCAACTGATGACAGGCCGCTAACAAGGCACGTTGCAGCCTTCCCGGTAGGCATACCGGGAAGGGCAATCAAAGCCCATTCAGAAGCGGGGCATATTATCTGGGAGCCTTTTTGTGGCTCAGGCACAACGCTCATAGCCGCAGCCCAACTGGACAGAATCTGCTATGGTCTGGAGATCGCCCCGAAATATTGCGACGTCATTGTCAAGCGATATATAAATCATTCTAAATTCGATTCTGCTGGCGTATCAGTCCAGCGCAACGGCAAGACGCTATCATGGGAAGAAGCGGGGCGTAAACCGCTGAAGGTGGGATGATATGGCAGGCATAGGCAAAGATTGGCTGGAATCAAGAGCAGGTTGTGGTAGAAAGATGCCTGATGTCTGTAAGAAAGCATACGCTGATTTCTGGATAGATAGATTTATAACAGCAGGACATTTGAAAGAACTGGGGCAGGAACCAGATGCCGAAACTAGAGACAGCCATAACGCTTGACGCCTATATGATGTATATGGAGCATGGAGGCATCAATCTGGACTTTCTTGGAAAATTCCAACAAAAGTTTGGAAAGGGGAAATCCACCGCCTACGGTTGGGAAAAAGATCTCCATTGGAAAGAACGCGCAAAGCAGCCCGTACAGGAAGCCGTCGAGGAATTAGAGGAAGAGGAAAAGCTGGACGCGAAGGAATTGATCTCCGGCATTCTGGATTTGTGCAGCGTTAGAGTTAAAGATATAGCAACTAAGACATCATACATTAACGCTGTTTTCGGGACTGCCTTCAAGAGGATTCCTAGCGATGATAATCCAGAGCCAGAGAATCCCATAGTGGTCAACTCCATAGAGGATATGGAACGGCTGTCAAACATGCAGGTAAGGATGATCAAGGCAGAAATAGATCTTGCTAAACTGACACTGGTATTAGTCGGTGAACCTGATAGTCACACAGAACACAGCGGGTCGGTAAACATTACTCAGGCGATTATGAATGGGAGTTATTACGAAGAAAGCTAGAATCATTGAGTTTTTAGAGAAGGAATACTTTGTGCCAGATAGCAGACAGCGTATAAACTTCGCTCAGTGGGGATGGCAAAAACAGATACTAAGTGAATTGTTCCAAACGATGGATGGTGACAAACGCATGTATACAGGAGCAGTAATTTCAACACCGAGGCAGCAGGGGAAGTCGCTCATTCTCCAGTGTATTGGATTGTATATGCTGGTGTGTTGCGGTTATGGCCTCAACATCTACTCCATAGCGTGCGATAAAGATCAAGCTGCGTTAGTTCCTGAACGGGTCAAAAAAGCCATAGCATTCAATCGTAATCTATCAGATCACATAAAGATTACCAGAGATGTGATGACCAATCCAACCAACGGCAATACCTGGACCATCCTTACATCTGATAAGGCGTCGGCTCCTGGTATCACTGCCGATGTGCTTTTATGGGATGAACTGGCCCAACTTCCTGAACATTCGTGGAATCTTGTATACTTGCTCCTACCTTCTCAGTCCGCCAGATCCCAGCCGCTGATGATAATAGCCTCCACTGTTGGCGAAGCTGAAGAGGGGCCGCTCAACGACTTCATGAAACTCGGAAGGGACGGAGCCGAAAAGGAAACCTACCTTTACGAAACTACCGAACTCAAATCCCCGTTGACCAACAAAGCGCAGATCGAACGTGATAGAAAGATTATGCCGCCTGCTGTATTCGCCAGGCACTACAGCAACTTGGTCATTCGAGGAGCGTCGTTTCTGTCAGATGATGATATAGAGGCAATAATTCGGCCAGTCTGGGAGAAACCGACCGATCTGAAGTATGCTGGAAACTTCATAGGCTGCGACTGGGGCTTAACGAAAGACAAATGTGCTATATCTAAAGTCACCAAAGCATCTGATGATCTCTATATCGTGGATGGAATAAAGATATTTAGAGGGAGCAAGGCAGAACCAGTTGATCTGAATGAAGCCGCTGACACAGCCGAAGAAATGCGAGATAAGAAAACTCAAAAGGTACTGTTTGACAAGTGGCAGGCAGTCGCCACAATACAACGTTTCCAGAAAAAGTGGGGCAAAGATAAAGTCGATGGCTATAATTTCACAGGCACCGGCAGGAAGCATCTGTTTCAGAATATACTTCCAATTATAAAAAACAGATGGCTTGCAATCTATAGCGATACTTTGCTGGACTGTTGGAAGGAAAGCTGCACGAATTGTTCGCAAAATATGGTGTGCCAGGAACAGGCGACTCATGAATTACTGCGGGAACTCCAGGGCTTGCAGTGTGATTCTGATTTTAACGTTACGCATGGCAATCGCGGCGACGATGTTACTGTGGGGACGGCATTGGCATTGATACCGGCGGCAGAAGGTAAAACGCCCGACACGAAGGAATACAAAGGCTATAGACTATGAGATCTCTGTTCAGGAAAGCAGCGCAAGAAACTCTACCGCCAGTTACGGATGGGCGAAAAGGCAAGGCGTATGTCATAACGACAACCGATGATGTTGTATCTCTGGAGAAACTGGAAAAGTACCAGATAGAGAAGTTCAAAGTTCCGGGCTTGAATGTAGATCCCGTGGTAATCAGTCAGACGGAGATGAAGCTCAAGGGTCTGGAACTGAAACCGCACCCCTTCGATATGCCGCCGCTGATGGAATTGTGTGAGTCAAACGTAACTCTGGGAGCTATAGTGGCGCAGATAGCAACTGACGTTGCTGGATTGGGTCATACGCTACCGCTCAAGACTGACGCATCCGAGAACGCCGCTGAACTCGCTAAAATAGAGGCCTTCCTGGAAACGCCAAACTCTGAACGGCTTTCCTTGCGATACATACTAAAGGCGCTGTCCGATGACTGGGGTTGTCTTGGAAATTATGCTCTGGAAGTTATTTGGAATGCTAAGGACGAAGTTCAGGAAATTCGACATCTGCCTGTGCATAATATCTGGGTACATAAGGACGGGAATAAATATGCCAGGCTCACGAAGACCAAGCAGAAAGTAAACCAGCGATGGTATAGGCGTTTCGGATATGAGAACCAGGTTAATCAGGAAAATGGCCATGAAGGAACTATTGGATTCCAGCAGCGCGCGACTGATATTATCTATATGCACGACTACTATCGCAAATCGAAATACTATGGCGTCCCGAAGTCGATAACATCGCTTGGCGAGGTGCTTTCTCTGATAGGCATACGAGACTTCCATCTGGGCTTTCTCAGAAATAACGGAGTCCCTGCTTATATGGTACAGGCAAAGGGCGAGTGGGATTCGTCTAACGTCCTCAAGGCGATCAAAGAGTTTATGAATAAGGGTGTATTACGAGGCGGGGAATCTTACGCTACCCTGGTCTTGGAAGTTCCTGGCGGTGAAGGGAATGGATTAACATTTGAGCCGCTGACCGTTAAGTATGGAGAAACAGGTAACACATTCCGCGTATACAAGAAAAGCCTTCAGGAAGACGTATTGAGCGCGTACTCCATGCCACCCTATAGGATAGGGATTGCCGAGGTAGGCAAGCTGGGCGGTACCAACATAATACCAGCTACGAAGATATACAAGAACGCTGTGGTCAGTCCGTTGCAGATGAGTCTCGAAGAGATGATCAACATGGTTCTGCGGGAAGGCCTGGGCGTTGAGTCATACAGATTCGACCTGAATGAGATGGACGCTAGCGACGAGATCACGCCACAGGACATTGACAGGCTGAGGCGCACCGCCGTTATAACAGCAAACGAGGGCCGGATGCTCCTAGAGCAAAAGACGCCGATGGAGTTAGCGCCATACGAAACCGGAGATATATTCCATATTGAAGAGAATTTGATTCAGGAGGGTGAGGTTGAGCCTTCTACCGATGGATCGGGGGGATGAGAAGTGATGATCAGAGATGCTCGTAGAGTAGATGGTGACAAAGCGATAATAGCATCAATGTATGTCAATCAGGTATGGAACATAGCCTCAGGTAACGGGCCGCTATCCAATTTAGCTCATCGTGATTTGAAACGTCGCAGAGTATCCGACGAAGTAGCTGAAGATTTAACTGTCCGACTACGAGAAATGCGGAATAGTAATCTGGGCAAAATCAAACTACGAATGATGAGAAAGAATCTAAAAGCAGAGCAGGAAATAGGGCGGATACCGCTTTAGCCCTGTGAGGGAATTTCAAATGTGTCAGGACGCAACACTACATAAAACTATAGACCCGACAGCCCCAGTGCTTCTACCGCTTCACATGCAAAAGGGCGAATCCGACGAGGTGCGCGCCCTGAAGCGCAAGATCCGCCGGAAGATGATCGAGGCGGAGCGCGAACTTCTCGTGGCTGTGAACAAATGGATGAAGGCACTGACTGAGCAGGTGATGGAGGGTTACGACACAGCGGAAGATACCACGATATTCAAGGCTGATGGCGTGGACATCTTCGTTGAGGGCCTGGTTGACTGGGAGCTTGCCGTTGCAGGCGGTATCGCTATCACGAAGCCTGCTATATCGAACGCATTTGGCGCTGGCGGGAATATAGCCTTTGACCTGGTGGGATTCGTGCCGTTCCCGTTTGATCCGCTGAAGGTAGCCTCCGCAGCTCTCGTTGATGAAATCTGCTCCAATATGGTGACTGCTGTTACTGACGAGACTCAACGAGCGATCAATCAGGTTATCAGGAAGGGTATCGAACAGGGCAAAAGCAGATTAGCTATCGGTAGGGAACTCAGGCCGAAGGTTGGGCTTTCACAACAGATGATCGGATGGTCTGCAAATAGGGAAGAGAAGCTTTTGATAGATGGCTTTTCACGAGCGCAAGTTGACAAGAAGATAGCCGCCTATGATCGTAAGTTACACCGTATCCGTAATGAGAGCATAGCAAGGACAGAATCCGCCAGGGCGATGAACGCGGGACAACTACAGGGCTTCGCTGAGGCTGGTGTTGAAAAGGTGTTTTGGTTTGCTCTGTTTGACAGATGCCCTATATGTGATCCGCACGATGGGGAAGAGTTTACGATACGCACCAGTCAAGGAGTGCTTCCGTTCCATGTGCAATGCTATGATAAATTAACTGAAATGTATACAGAACACGGATGGCAGCCCATTAAGGATGTCGAAAAAGGAACGTCGGCATTAACTCTTAATCCCGAAACTAAAGACCTCGAATGGCATGATGTCGTTGCGACAACCACGCATCACGAAAGCCATTTATACCATATCACCAACCAGCAGCATTCGGTTGACATGATGGTTACGGAAGACCATCCATTTTTCATATATAAGCGTGTACAAAAGGATGGAACCAGGCGGCTAGAACCGAGGGTTGTGGACGGAATACATAACCTCGACAGCGAGTCCGCGTTCTATCTATCTTCGCAATGGCAGGGCAATAATCCGCTGATAATCCCCGTCAACGGGCTTCAATTCAGGGCGGATGAATATTGTGTTCTGATGGGCTACTATCTATCCGAAGGGAGCGTAGTCCAACGAGAATCGGGACGCTATCAGATTAGTATTCACCAGCAAACTCACTTATTCGAGATGTGGGATGATCTCAAGAATCTTCCGGTTAGAAAGCTCTGGCTTGGGAAAAACAAAATTTACATTCCTGATAATTTACTCGGTGAACACCTTATGCAGTTCGGGAAAAGTCACGAGAAATTTATTCCTGATGAAATCAAGCGACTGGCTCCGCAATATATCAGAATATTTCTTGATGCTTACAGGCTTGGTGACGGAACGGTTAGAAAAGGAAAGAACTGGAAGGACGCTAAGTTTGCCGATAGCGCTTCATACTGTACTTCATCAAAGCGTATGGCGGATGATCTTGGTGAATTGATTATAAAGAGCGGTAAAGCAGTCAGTTATCGTCTTGAAGCGCGTGCTGGTCGGATGCAAGAATTTGCGAATGGTACATATATGATCAATCACGATATTTGGTTAGTATATGAATTGACGAGTAAATACAGGATGTTCACCAATATGAATACACAAAAGGTCGAATATAATGATTACGTTTATGACGTTGAAGTCGCCCAGAACCATACAATACTGACCAGGCGAAACGGTAAAGTTGTTTGGGGGAGTAACTGCCGGTGTATGTGGTTGACAGAGAAGTTTGCCAGCCAGGGACCGAAGCTGGAAGCGGCATAAGGAAGAGGAATCGCGATGAAACGCATCGAAGACAAAGAATTAGTACCAATCGAAGACCTAACACAGGACGATGTGACGAAAGCCGAGTCCGCTGACCTGCTAACGTATCGCTTGAAGTTCTGCCAGGTATTCAAGAAACGGGAGCGAGCGAATAAGCCTACAGATATGATGTTGCCCGGTTATGCGTTCCTGGCGGCGGAAATGAAAGATCGCGGGCTGGTCTGGAAATCGCAAGAGATTGATCTGGAGTTATTTCGCGCACAGATAGCGGTCGGATTGAAGCCGCGTATCCCGGACGAAGATAACGAATCGGAGGAAGAGGAGGTCATTCAGGACGCTCCTGATATAGAGAAAGAAGCAGTAGACGTAAGTATCATATCCAAATCGGATGATGATGAGCGGATAGTGTTCGGCGTGGTTTACGAGCCGGACGAAGAGGACACACAGGGCGATTACGCCACAGCGGAAGAGATACGGAAGGCCGCGTATAGTTTTATGGAGAACGGCCAGACGTATCACGTTATGCACAAAGGCGCTGCGGTTCCTGTATGCGTCCTGGAGTCCTATCTTGCTCCTGTCGAGTTCCAGATGGGGGAAGAGACGGTTAAGAAAGGAACGTGGCTGCTAGGGTCCAGGATTCCCGAAGGGGAGATGTGGGCTGATATAAAGTCCGGCGAACTGGCCGGATATTCGATGGGCGGCACCGGGGACAGGGTATAGAGCCGCAAGTTCTAAGCTGTAGTTGAGATCGCTATAGGGCGGATGCTCAAGCTGATAGTTAGAAGCTAACAGTTTGAGTGTCTGCCCTATTTTTGTTGGATTTTCGCAACCTTACGCTAAAGAGCGCGGAGGTAATTATGAAGAAAAAGAAGCAGTTGAAAAATATGGACATCGATGAGGTCAGTCTTGTGGACAGGCCTGCTAACAAGCGCAAGTTTCTGCTTATCAAGCGAGAAGACGGCGAAGTTACTGAATTGACGATCAAGACTGACGGCACTTTCGATGGTACGACCTTGTCCGTCAACGGTGAAGAGGCAGACGACCTCAAAGCTTTCTGGTTTTCGTTATGGCCCCCGGATGATTTCGATCAGGGCATGATGATGGGAAGCTACACCGTATCGGAGACGGACGGAGCCGAGTTTGATCAAGAGACAACGTTTAACCTGAAGAAAGGAATGAACACGATGAAACAGATCACACTCGGAGCATTATTGAAATCACTTAACGTAGACGCCGCCAGTCTGAGCGAAGAACGTACAGCCGAGGTGGAGTCTTTACTGAAATTCGTCAACATGATGCCGCCAGAAGATGCAGCAAGCGCGCTGAATATCATCAAGGCGTCATTGGTTAAGGAAGAAACGCCAGCAGAAGGCGAGCCTCCAGCCGCTGATGAGACTGCAGAAGAGATGGATCCGGAGAAGGTCGTGGAGATCAAGTCTGCAATGACGCAGCTTAACGAGATGCTTCCTGAAGGCGAGAGGTCTGTACTGAAGACAGCGGAACCGGACAAAATGGATGTTATCCTTGCCGCTATCGCTGGCATCAACAAGACCGAAGATCAGAAGCCTGCCGATAAAGACGCTGCGCCAGATTCGGCGGCGGATATTCTGAAAAGGCTAGTCAAGGTAGAGAAGACTACCGGCGTCACTGATGACGAAGACGAAGAAGCCGAAGAGACGCCGACTCCAATGGAGCTATACACTAAGCTGACTAAGGAAGACAAATTGGCCAAGTTCGGCACACTCTACGGCAAAACTCAGGCTAACATGGGCTTCGATCTCAAGGAGTATTTAGAAGGTCAATAGGCGGCTTTTGTCGTCTGTTTTAATATAAATAAGAGGTGAATCAAATGCTATCAAATGAAAATCTCCTGCGTGGTTTGCGTAAAGACGACCTGCTGAAAAGCACCGTGTCTTTACCCAATATAGCGCTTGAAGCCGAAGAAGCTAACGCCTTCATAGATGTAGTCTATGATGAATCTGTGCTATGGAAAAACGTCAACTTCATTCGGATGAATAAGAACGAGAAGAACATCCGGCATCTGGGTATTGATGACCGGATTCTGTTCGCTGGCACAATCCAGCAGGCGGACTACGTGACAACGCTGACCGAGAATCTGATCGGCCTGGCTGCTAAAGAGCTTGTAGGCATTATACCCATCAAGGACGTTGACCTTGAGGATCTGCCAGAAGGTCCGGGATATTTCGATCACGTCATGGACATGGCTGCAAAGAAGATCTCCAACGAGCTTGAGGAAGTGGCGCTCATAGGTGACACCTCAACAGCCAGTGGGTTCGGAGCCAGAGATGCAAGAAAGCAGATGGACGGCTGGTTCCGCCAGCTTGACAACAGCCAACTTACTGGCACCGAGACATACAACAACACCGTCACAGGATCAGCCGTCATGCTTGATGCTTCAAACACAATCAACGGCGGAAACTATGGCGACCATACTGGCGATTATCAGCTTGCCGGTAACATTGCAGAACAGGACGATACAAGCGGACGTTGGGAATTCAAGATGGCGAAGATGATCAGGAGCCTCCCAACAAAGTACCTGCAAAAGTTCGGACTCAACGAACTGAAGCTGTACATGGCGCCTACAGTAGAGTCGATCTATGTTGAGGCCCTGGAAAGCAGAGCGACCAAGTTTGGCGATGACGCCATACAGGGCGGCCAGGTTATGCGGTATCATAACAGGCCAATAGTATCCACGCCGTCAATACCACTGACTATGGAAGCTACCAGCGGCAACATCACGAAGGATAACTTCGACGCTACCAATGGTACTTACAGTTTTGTCCTGTACACCCCGTCGGTCAACCTGGCAGTGGGTATGCAGCGCAACATCAAGATAGAGCTTCAGCGGGACGCCATCAACAGGCAGACCTATATCGTTTATACGATCAGGTTTGACGCAAAGGTTGAGGACGTGGCTGCCGCTGTAATACTCAAGAGAGTGGTATATGACGCTGATTTCAGTCAGTAGTAATCGCTGACATTCAGTAACAGGTGATCTTATGTTTATAATAGAAAACAATGGCGTCTCCCGTAAGTTCTCTATCAACGGGCGGCCATATTTCATGAGAAGAGGCGGGATCAAGCGTACTGATGATCGCGAATTTGCAGAAGCTATGAACGCACAGCGTCATGTCATAGTCAGAGGGCTGGATGATATTGACAACATGAAGATCGGCGCTCTCAGGCATCATGCAAAGGTTCGCGGCGTAACGCTTAAGCGCGGTGATAAAGCCAACGATATAAGGTTGAAGCTCCGCTCCCTCGCTTCCTAATATGAAAGAGGTGTAGATGTAATGGCTGAGGAATTTAATGGCACTCTTGACGCCGGGCTTGCATCAACTTTGAAGACCGGCTACGAAACGGATCAAATCCATGTATCGAAAACAGGTAACGACAGCAACGGCGGATCCAGAATAGCTCCGTTGCTCACAATCACCGCCGCGTTTGCTGCTGTAACCGCCGCAAAGAAGACCATCCGCGTAGGGCCTGGAGTCTACGAGGAGGCTGCTGGCTTGACGTGGCCGACGATCAGCGGCGTGAAACTCATCGGTGATCATCCCAAGTGGACGACTGAGATCGCTCTCGCTTCAGGGCACGGCGCTGATCAGGTGATCAACGTCGCTCCTGGCGTCCAGACCTCCACTTTCGAGCTAACGATAATGAATCTCCGGATCAACCATGACGAGGCGGGGCTTGACGGGATACTGCTCAATAATACGTCAATGACCAAGAAACTCAACGCCTATCTGGATGCTGTTGGCGGAGACGCCGATTCTGATAGCGATTCATTTATCACGCTAACTCATACTGATACGGATAACGCCATTCGTATCTATTGGGGAGGCCCGCGCAACGGTGAGGTCGATGGTCGCATAGCCTGGAACGTTGGGAACGCAGGCGACAGACTCTATGTGGAGCAGGCATACCTCATGGGCGGCATCGTGGTCGGCGCTGGAGCTATTGCAGCTACTTTGCGCTTGAGAGACTGCGTCGTGAAGCACGCTGGGGTCACTGGTGGCAATGCAGCGACCCTGGTAACGACCATGAGTTGCTTCTCACTGACAGGCACGACTTTCGCCGCTCTTGATGGCGACGACATCGCTGGCTCAATCACAGGTGAGCTTATCCTGCCGTAAATACTGAAGCAGGACAACGTAGATACTATGGAGGGTATTATGGCAAAAAGAAGAAGGATCATCGAATACCGCATCAAGGACTATAAGGCAGCAGGAGTCAAGAAGGGCGACCTTGATGGTGATATTCTGGAAACCAACGACAACGCCCTGGTCGCAAAGCTACGCAGATTGGGTGATAGCGCAGCGATGGAACTTTCACGGGAAAGGGCGTCCTAAGACGTCAACCAGAGATGGGCGGTATGGTAATATCTCGTACCGCCCATAAATCCAGGTGATTAGTATGAGGCCTGAAGCGTTATGGAAGATAGACCGATCAAAAAGCATAGAATTCAAGATCTATAATCACGTCATGCCTGATTATTTGGCGATGCAAGTATTCAGGGAACGAGCAACTGGGTTTCTGCTTACTAAATCACATAGAAGGATGATACTATGAAAAGACTAAACAAACTACTTGCAATACTGATTGTCTTGGTATTGATGTTCGGGTATACAGTGCCTGGGGCTTATGCCTACGGCAAGGCTAATATAGACGTGAGATCCAGCACTATTCGATCTGCTGCTATATTGACGACTGGTTACGTCGCCAGTTCACCTATACGGATCGATGATCGCAATCAGCTTAACTTGCTGGTATCGTTTACTGTTGGCAGTTCGACGGGATCCAAAATCATTGCAGAGGTGCGATACGAAGATTCAGATACGTGGTTTCAAACACAGGTCGCATCAGTTAGCGCGGCGGGACTGGTCACACTTACACCCGCTGAATACACGAAGACGATAACAGACGATTATGTAATAGATATTCCTGTCTCGTATTACGAGGTTAGGGTGAGCGCCAAAGCTTTGGGATCAGGCACTGGCACGTCAATGTCCATAGTATTGAGTGAAAGCACGCATTAAGGAACGACATGGCACGAACTACAATGGCTCACATCCTAGCGCATCTGCGGCTCAAGTTAAACGATTCGGGGTCTTCTATCTGGACGGATGACGATGAGCTGCAGGTATATCTAGATATCCACAGGCGGAGGCTTTACCGTGTCAGTTTGGATGTTGATCAGGACTGGCAAGTATTTGAGGCTAGATTCACTATGCTTGAGGGCGCTACTGATACATGGACAGGAACGGGCGACCCGGAAGAAGTGATCAACATCTGGGATCGGCCAGGTCGCGATGCTACGTTCAAGACACCTACGAGTTATAATCTGGTATCAGGTACGTTCAAGTTTGACTCTGAGCAGAACCAACAGCCGTATTATTTGGACGCCATGAGCTACAATGTGTCGGGGGCGATGGCTGAGGCTTATGAGCAACTTGCGGGAGATCCGACTAGAGCCGAACAATGGTCGCGCGGCGGCGTAAGTTATACATACGCGAGCTTGCTGGACATGGCTAAAAGATTTAGACATTCATCAGGGACAGATAAAGGGAGGCTAGTATGATGAGGCCAACTATAAAGAAGCTATTGAAAATATTGATAATCCTGTCGTTACCAATAGGCCTCGCTGTTGGATCCACCTTACAGAATCCACGCGGATTCAGGAACATCGCAAGTCTTCTGGGCGACCTCGGATCTGCTGTGATAGGGACAGCGGATCAGATTACTGTTACTGATAATGGCGATAATACGATCACGCTGTCAACGCCATCGGTAACCAGATATTTCACTAACCTGGTATCGAAGCAAGCTGATAGTTCTGCCAGCGGCGCAGTAACTGTCATTGCAGACCATGATGGGACAGGGAATAAGTCTTACTTACAAGTCAGTTCAGGGTCAGGGGCGGAAGCTGGTGTTATAGTATTTGAGTATATCGTTCCTGATTTCTGGGTCGCATGGACTGGAGCGAATAGCATCTCCATCTGGACACGGAGTTCCGACTTCGCAAACTGTACGTTTGTGGTAACGATGGAAGATGGCTCTGGGAATATTGACGCCACTATCTCCGGTAGCGACATCGCTCCTGGATCTGATAATACCTGGGCAGAGACGACTTTGGAACCTGGATCTGCTGTTACTCCTGGCGAGACTATACGATTGATATTTACAGCCACTAATGCAGATGCTAACGATACTAGCTGGCTGGCAACCGATGTGCAGATTTCATATCTGACGAATAATTAAAGGAGTGTAATGATGCGTAAGATAATCCTTGCAATTATATTGGGTGTAGTGTTGCTAGTTGGCAGCATTTACTCGATGACGATCAATCAAGTAGACACAGCATGGAAGGCTGGCGACCTGGTTTACTACGCTCCGCAGGAGATATACGACTATATGCAGGAGCGGCTTGGGTCAGTTCCCTGGCCACCCTTCACAGGTGATACCATAGTCCCGAATAATATTATAGAAGATACGAGAACGAACAGAGACTTAGTTGACGGGAATGTAGTGGAGAGCCACGAGGCGCTTGTTGATGGTCAATGGATGCCGGTCGGAAGGCTTTATATATCTTTAACGGCTTTCAAGGCAACGTTAGCGGCGGCGTTTGTCTCTCATTCCGCAGCGTTAGAAGCAAGGGCGGCGCTTGATCTTGTCTATGCCGATTCTGTGCTTAATATAGGCACATCCGACATGACGCTCACAGAAGCAAGCCTTGATTTCGGAAGTTCTACAACTGAATTGACTCTGGATATAGGTAACGATGGCGATGCAAGGTTGAATTGGTCTACCGCTGTATCGCCTGAAAACATGGCATCAAAGATAGACGTTGATCCTGCTGAAGGCCAGATACTTGCCGCCGGCGATCCCGTCACCATAACCATAACAGTTGATAGATCTGGCGTTCCCGCTGGTGATTACGAGGCGACAGTGACGTTCACCGGTGATCAGGGCGTTCAAGTGGTTACGCTCACTATAAACGTACCATAGGGCTGTGAATATGAGATACCGATTTACAATATCCATAGCGTTCTTTCTAGCTTTCCTGTGTGTCTTTGGCGCGGCAGATGGTCAGATTCTGCTTGAGAAGGAATGGCGGTTTATAGATCTAACACCTACTGATCTTACGGATGAGAAGGCTATCCATATACTGCCTTATGTTGGTGGAGCTAATAATGACGACTTGCAAGAAGAAGCCGGCAGCGCGTCGTTGAACAGCGCGGTGGTGGCGGAGAACTGGAACGCTAACCAGATGACTATCCTCTGTTGGGTGAGATTGAACTTCTCCCCTGGAGATGGTATAGATCGCTATATACTTGAGACTCGTAAGTCTGCCGGTTCCAATAGGTTCTTTATTCATGTTGACACTGCGGGACTGTTGGAATTTTTAATTTTAGATAAAGATAGTACACAGCATAAAGTCGAGTTTGATATAACCGGCTGGTCTGCTAGTGAATGGCATCAGATAGCTTGTCGCTTAGACTTCAAAAATGATGAAATTGAACTCTATACGGACGGGGTAAGCCGTGATGCCGTACCCGATAATGCACTCTCTAATGATAGCATGGATGATCTCGGAACCACTGTTCATATTGGGGCGGATAATAACGGCGCAAGCCAACTCAACGGCGCACTTACAATTTTGGTGTCAAAACGAAGTTGGGACGATTCGGAGATCCTTGCGGATTATGATTCTGGATCAGGCACACCTTTCGTGGTATCGCCAGATACGATAATGTTGGGAGATTTTTCGCAAGAAGGCACAGGTATCGTCTATCACCCTGGTCAACTAGCTATATCGTCCATATCAACAGTGACGTTGACGCTGACTCAAGCCGCTGATACGAAGTTGGTAGCTGGTGAAGAAGTAGTCGTTTATGATGACGACGATCCCGCTAACGTGGTATATACAGCCGTTGCTACTGTATCAGGAGTGACCGTCACCGTTGACGACTCATGCGCCGCTGTATCAGGAACCAACAAGACGATCACTCGTAATTTATGGGTGGATGGCGACCAAGAGAGTTCCAGCACAGACAATGTATCTGCCGGGGCAAATCAGACGATAACCAAAGACACCAGCGTTGTCAAGTTCGACGGCCAGTCCTTGAAGGATGTATGGGCCGCCGCTGACGACAACGACGAGTCAACGCTTGCCACAATGACGCTTGTTAGTGGGGGCGACTACACATCACGCCTATGGCTACGTCCTGATCAGATGCACGACGATTCAACGATATGGGCAGACTATGACGGCAGCGCAACGCCTATACTGAGTCGTGAGATAGGGAAGTCGCTTGATGACCGCGGCAATTTTGCGCGGGCGTTTGATCTGGATGCGACGGCGCAGGCCGATGGTGGTAATATTCACAATATAGGAACCAACGATGTTGGGGTTTGGGCTTGGGTAAAAATAGATACAGATAGTGGCACCGGAGTTATTCTAGGGAAATGGAACAGTAGTCTTAATACGCCAGGTTGGTATTTCTTCACTGACGGTAATGGCCGGCCTAACATTCGGCTAACCGACGGAGACGGCACTAGTGATTCAGCGGTCAGGGGGGCGATAGATCTACGGGATAACAAATGGCATTTTGTTGCAGGATATTTGGATAGAGATAACATTGGCGGCTCGAAGGTATTTGTTGATGGCGTTGACGATACCACGATAATAACTGATACAGGTGATTCTACAGGCACAGCGTCCAATGCAGGCAATTTTTATTTGGGCAGAAGGCAGGACGACACGGCGATCACTTTCAATGGCGAAATGAGAGATGTCGGGATAGCCTACCCCGCCGACATAATGGCAGCCAACGAAATGGGCGCGGCTGGAGAGATAGCTAATCTGTATAACAACCCCGGTGATCCTAGCCAGTGGCCTAACGCAGAGGGAATATATCTGTGCAATGATAATGCCGCTGATACTGTAGTGGCAGATAACTTAGGCGTAAACGATCTGACAGCAAGCGCGAATACTGACACCTTTGCGGTGCTGAACTGGAAGTATTACGAGATGGCTTTCGAGGCTGACCAGGCGGCTATCACGTTGAACTTGAGAATAACAGGCGCAGGCGCGGGCACTAACTCAGCTACTGTGTATGTGGACGAGGGTGAAGTGCTGGCCCAGTTAGTAACGCAGCCAGGGTGTGAAGCCGCTGATGGCAATGCGCTTCCGACAGGGTGGTCAGATACAGGAACACCGGATGCTGACGAGACGCAGACTGATACCGCGGAAAAGCATAGCGGCGCGTCGAGTATTTTGCTGAATAATTGCGACGCTAATGAAGGCGTGACTCAGGACGTGACGGTTGTAGTTGATAACTATTACACGTTCAGTTTCTGGGAGAAGAACAACGCGCAAGATATAAACGCAGTTCTTTCGGGCGCTGCGGTCACTACTATAGACATCACGGGCGATAATAGCTGGACAGAACATAGCTTCACATTCAAGGCTGCCACAACTACACTGACGATTAAGTTCACCAGTGGAGCCGCTGATCAATCAAGTTGGATAGACGACGTAACGCTGACCCGCTTAGACACGCGGGCGGCTAATACAGCGACCAAAACACCAGGCTTCTATCCGAAGCGTAACCCATTGAATCCAGGGAGAGAGTAATGGCATGACTAGAATTATCAGACTGTTTATTGGGTATTGGGTGCGACTGTTTATTGGGTATTGGGTGCGAAGGCGTTATGTATGTTATCCTGGGCTTGATGAGGCCAAGCTAAAAGAAGCGTTAGATATTCTGTCGCGGGATGATGGAAGTGGTGCGAGAGAGGCGGAACATCTTGTCGGAAAACAACGGCTACAGCAAGGCAGCAAAATGGATTGAAGAATCTTTCAAAACACAGGCTGCTTGCATCAAGGCATTAGAAGCAGATGTGGTGGATCTGAAGGTTGAGTTGGCAACGCTAAAGGCTCAACAAAAAGTCGAGGGCAAGGTAAAGGGTGCCGTTTGGGGAGGGGTAGGTGGCGTTCCTTCGTTGGCTCTTATACTGTGGTATATAATCAAGAACATGAAGTGAGGCGCGAAGGCCGCGCCCCGTGTTGTTACCGGCTACAGTCTGGTTCGCACATACTGAGCGTTGGGGTTGTTGGCTTTCTGAGGATACGGATCTCTTCCGGGTCAGGTATCCCGTCATGCCGAAGCATCACCAGCGCATCAGGCATGAATGAGAAGCGCAGTTGAACGTCTATATCGCCACGCTCAAGTTGCTTCCAGTCATCCAGGCTCATGTTCAACGCTTCTTCTTGGGTGAGATCCAGTGGTTTGCTGTGCCAGATGCACTTGAGATTGCGCCAACCTTCTACAGGTATCAGGTGGTTGCATATATTAGCGTAATCTGG